ACGTTTAGATGGTGTCGATAGCACATATGGATTATGTGGCTTAATATATCTCCACAACATCATAGCATCAGGCATTGGCTCTAAGTTAGCCCAAAATTTTGATACATTACTTAGTGCTTCCCATTTAACATTCTTTTCTTCTTGTGGGAAAGGCTTTAGTCCTGCGGCAGATAATGCTTTATTAGCACCACCAACAAAGTTGACTAAAACTTGATCCATGTCACAATAAATTTGTGGCAATCCATTATTCATTTTATTTTACTTCTTCTTTTAATTCTGGATTGATTTCAATTGGTTCTTTTTTACCAGTTAATGCCTCACCCCTTTTGACTGAAGCATTGCTTGGGGTTTCTTCTTTCATTTTCTTTTTAACATCTTTGAAAGTTTTTTTCTTAGCTTCAAGCACAACTTCTTCTTTGTTTAAAAGATTGTGATAGCGAACTGCTTTCTTTAAGTCTTTGCTTGCGTTTGCATTCTTTGGATCACCTGCTTTGTCGAAATGATCGTCTGCTTTAGCTTTAGCTTCGACACCACGTTTGATAGCTTTAATTCTGTCCATCAAACCTTCAGACATTTTTTTTCTGGCAGCCAATGCGGCTAGCTTTGCTCGTTGGGCTGCGGCATCTTTATCGTGTGGCTTGTCGCTAGGCTTAACGTTTTTGTCGTATGCGTCACTTTCTTCCATATCTTTTGGCTTCTTACCAGCCTTCTTCATAGCAATAGCGATAGCCGCTTGCTGTGCAGGTGATGCCGCTTCTTTGGCTAAACGCTTTTCTGCTCTTTCTTGGCCAGCACTCCTATTTGCAAATTTGTGACTATTTTTGTTAAATGCCGCAACTGCTTTGGCTATATTTTTTTTATTATCAAGGGCTCTAGAAAGTTTATCCAATTGAATGTCTTGATCCTTTTCGGATTTTTTCACATAAGAGTACAATGTATCTTTGTTCAATTCGTCCAACTGAACTTCTTCAATGTACATGTTCAACTCATACTTGTGATTGTCCATGTTGTACACTTGAAGGTGCAATGTTTTCTTAGATTCTTTGCCGTCTTTCTTCAACTTGACGGAGAATGAATTTGTTTTACCAGCAGAAGGTTTCTTAGGACCAGTAGCAACTTTATCGTGCCAATCATCCATGTCTACTTCAAAGCCACGCTTCTCTGCTTGTTTGATAGCTGTTTGTACTGCTGAAGAATAATCTTTGTGATAGATTTCGTAATCAGATTTTCCTTCATCCATACGCCCATTAGATGCAAGTCTTTCTTTACGTCTTTGTGCGGCAAAGTCTGCACCTTGTGGTTTCTTTTTATTGCGAATTGCGGCTAAATCAAAACCATCAATCTTTCCGTTTTTGTTCTTGTCAATTTCTTTTTGCTTTGGTGACAACTCTTCATTTGTTTTCTTACCATACATGTCAACTAGTTGTTTAACATAGAAATTGTAATGCCCACGGCGGTCATTGTATTCTCTATCTCCAAGTACAGTCTTTAGTGCTTGCACAGCGTCTTTTAATTCTGAACCTTGCATCACTTTTAATGCGTCAGTCACAAGTGAGTCAACTCTTTGTGAAGCCTCTGACATACCTTGCTTTGAATCATTGTCAAATTGTTTTCTAGTGGCTTTCATAATGCCAGAGAAACGTTTGTTACCTTTTTTGATATCGCCTGCTTTGTCTGCGGCTGATGCATCTGCACCGGCTTTCTTTTTGTAGTCTGCTAATTTGTTTGTAGACAATTCATCAATAGATTCACCTTCTTCAACCTTTAGACTTATACTCTTTTTTAATTTGTTAACATCTTGTTTGTTTGCTTTTCCTGCGCTAGTTACACGGGCTGGACTTCTGTGTGCGAGTTTATCATAGGACCCAAGAGTGTGTCCTGGTCTTGTATAGTGGCCTTTAGCATCTGCGGCACCTTGAACTGCGGCCGCAGATTTTGCATCTTTGGTTTTCTTAGCACGATCTGCAAATTTTTGAGGATCGTGTGACTTACCATAATGATAATCTGCATCAGGATCGGAAGCGGCGTGTGCGGCTTTAGCTAAAAGTTTCGTTGAAATTTCATCAAGCTGAACGTCTTCTTTTTTCATGCTCTTTCTAAGAACACGATTCTGTGCAAGTTTAGATACAAATTTTACATTTGCATCAGCAAGAGATTTTAAAGATTTTAAATCTAATTTATCAAGCATAGCAATCAACTTCTTGTATGTGTCGCTATCTGGATCAATTGTATTAATCTTAGAGTACTCTGCTTTCAAAGCGGCAATCTGAGATGGGCTGAATGATTCCACAACTGTTTCTTCAGTACTAACAGCTTTTTTCTGTGATGCAAGTGCTTCACGTTCTTTTTGTTGCTTGATTCTCAATTTAATGCTCTTCAATGTTAATTGGGCACGTTTTTCTGCGTCTTTATTTGCGACTGCTGTACCTGATCCAACTTTTGCTTCTTCTATATTTTTCATGTGTATCTCCGCTTTAATCTAAATCGCTTACGCTTTTGTCTGAACGCCACATTTGGCAAGACCAATAGTTTGCTTTCCACTTTGGTCCAGGATTGTCGCAACCGTGTCTAGCACGATAGCTTTTTAATCTTTCAGGATCGTCACGTTTGATTTCCATATTAGGATCACCAAAACGAACGACAACAACTTTACCATTTGGACCCATAGTGTAGACACCAAACTTTTTAGGACCATCAGGTGTTCTGAATGGATCATTTAATTTGACAGTTTTACCTTGATAATCTGCTTCAAATAAAATATTTACCCAATCAACTTCTTCTGCAATATCTTCTTCAACGGGAACACAATTAGGAACAGTTTTACCATTTTTAACTTTTGTGCCAACTGGTTTGTATCCTTTCCAGCAAGGATTATCTTTTGGGTCTTTCAAACCTTCATCAACTTCTTTGCAATCATCACAGCAATGGTCTGCATTTTGAATATCCGTTGATTGTCCTGGAGTATCGGCTGCGTATGATTTACGCATTGCATCTGTACCCCATTCTAATGCTTCAAACATTTTATTCAATGTAACTTTTTCTGCTAAATCTTTATCTTCATTTAACCAAGAACTACCTCTACGTGTAATGAATGAATTCACTCTAGCAAAAGCCCATTGTTCTTGTGTCATCGTACCTTTTTTAGTTGATGCTAAACCACGGCGATAAACTTCTTTTAGAACGTCATATGAAATGCCAGACTTCTCAGACTTATTGTATAGACTCTTAATCTCTTCAATGATTGGTTTAAATTCTTCGTATGCATCACCAAAGTCGGCCGGCTCCATATCATTTATATACGCATCGACTTCATTACCATATTCTCCATCATCATCTTCACCATCGTCTTCAAAGTTATCATCGAATTCTAGATAGTCACGAACTGTAGCAATGTAATCTTCTGCCTTAGTAATCTTAGATAGAACCCATTCATCAGGTTCTTCATCCATATCATCCAACTGCTGGATTAAATCTTCAGCATCGTCACAAATGTTAGATAATTGAATTTGTGCCATTGAAATTCCGTCCATCTCTGCGGAATCATCATCTTCGTAATCGCCATCATCACTTTCATACATGCAATCATTCATTCCGTGCTGTTCACACATGACACCTTCTGGAGTATAATTGCACATTAGATTTGATTCTTTTTGCAACTGTGTCTTTGTCATTCTGAATAATGCGTCACTTGATGTTACCATATCAAGTAATGTTGTTAGCAAATCATTCGTTGCGCTACGTTCTTGTGGAGACAATACATCTCCGCTTTTTAATTTATCAACAGAACGCTTTATGGTAGATAGAGATTTTGTATCAGCTAAACCTAAACGAACTAATTGGTCTAGTCTAGAAGATTCTTTCCTAGCCTCTGGAGTTTTAACTGCTTCAACAAATGTTCCAAACATTTGATTAACGTCTTCTTTTTTAACCTTAGATGCCATCATTGCTTGCGTTCTTCTATCCAATGCATTTTTTCTTGCAAGAGGAATTAAACGTGCCGCTAGTTTTCTAATGCTAGGTAACATTTTTTGTAATCGTGTATCGATAGAGATTTTTTCTCCAGTACTCAAATCCGCATAACTTTTTCCACCAGAAGCATAACGCTGTCTGAAGAATTTATATGCTAATTTTTTAGCCCCTCTCTGGACACGTTTATTATCTGGCGCACGTTTTGCTTGCAACTGTCTTGATCTAAGCAATCTCTTAGCCATTCTTTTAAATTGTTGCGCTCTATGTCTACGTTGTGCGTAACCAAGTACTGCTTCGTCCTGTTGTTCTAATTCTTCGTTCATGCCACCACCTATGTATTTGTCTAAAAGTTTTTTCACTTTAGCTTTATTTTTTGCTTTTGGATATAAATCGCTTATGATTTTATCTCTTTCTTCTGAGTCTGCGTCTGAATACATTTTTCTAACTTGACTGCCAGAGAATGCTTCTTTACCATTAACTGTAAAGTCATGTTTCTTAGTTACAAAAATATATGCGTGTGTCTCAAATGATTCACATTTGTCAATGCTAACAAATGGCTGATAATATGCTGGTGAACCATCTTTTTTTGTGTACTTCATTGGGTCACGTTCTGAACGAACAAGAATGAGAATGTCTTTCTTTTCGTCATACTTCTTCATAATCTCTTCCGGATTAATCGGCTGAACGACCTGAACGAAATCGTCTGTAACTCCTGCTTGTTGTGCTAGGAATTCTTTATCTTTGAATGGGATTGGGCGGACCTTTGTGTCGTTGCTAGATGCAACATAAAAGTCTGGTGTGTGAAATTTGGATTTGGCTTGAGTGTAACTACTCAAATGTCCGGCATGAAATGGCTGAAAGCCACCACCGTACACGACAATTACTTTGCCTTTTGCTTTTGCTTCATCAAGCAATACTGATTCTTTAAACGATTTCATATTCTTAGAGTTTTCCGTAGACTTATCTGTACAGGTTTGCCGTAGCCTAACTGAGTTATACTTTATTTATAATTTACATGAATGCTAGAATTATGGGGTCTGCCTTTAATGCTACTTCATCGATTGCCGCACTAGCGCCTTTTTTAAGGGGTGCAATGTTATATGGGGATTTTGATACTTTACCGAATTGTAACGTCATAACAAACTGATAGTCTCCACCACCCTTATATTGACAGCGAACACGAATAACAGCAGATGCATTAGTAGCAAAATCAGGAATCGGAGAATTCTTGTTTGCTTTGAGTTTTGGCTGTAGACCCAATAAGTCTTTGCCTGCTAATGTAAAGAATCCGTGAGTTCCCACATTGATATACGAACATTTTTTTGCAATGTAATAGTCACATATTGCTTTTGCTGGAATAGGCACATGCACTTCATTTTGCGCCCCAAACTTTTCTAAATCTGATTTGTAGGCGGCCGCCTTATCTTTAGCACCAACTATGACTTTTTTACCTCTTTCATCATTTTGCAAAGAAGGCACCTTACCACGCCAGTCTTTACCATGAGTTCCACTAGTGTTCATCTCTCTTAGCAAGTTGAATTTCTTTGCTAATTCAACTAAGAATTCTTTTTCAGGATCAGTTCCAATATCACCGAATTGCCACTTACCATCGTAGTATTTCATAACTAAAGAACCAGCGGCAGTCGGTGAATTTTTAAGTTCACAACCAGTAGTTTTCTTCGATTTATTTTGAATAGTCAAATCTGGTTTGTCGTGTGATGCACCGGCAGTTCCACCCGTTGAAATTTTGTATTTGTTCAACGCTTTATATGCATTCTCTTCATATAAAAATCCTTCTTGTGCCATTTTATTATTTTCCTTTGTTTAGTGCATATCTACCAGTATTTATATTTACCCGATGTATACATAAAGGTGTCCGGTTTCAAATTAAACCTTATTACCTCTGCCAACCTTTAATAACATCAGGTGAGAAGTTTGCGTAACTGAATTGCATTCTGTCAACCAACTTGACTGCATTGCCTTTAATCTTATCAATAGCAACATAACCCTCAACACCAGTTACTTCGTAACCTTTCTTTGTCAACAAGAAAGTATTCAACGTCTTAACTTCATCCATCTTCTTAATTAGAATCAACTTCGCTTCTGCTAATAGATTCATCATTGTGAAAATATCTTCTAAATGTGTTTTGTTTTTTGGTGAGAAGAATTTGAGAACTTTGCTCTTCTTTAGCATCTGAGTAGCACGACCACGTTCACCTTTGCCTTCGGCTTGTTTCTCGTAATAGTCTTCAATGTATGTAATTAATTCTTTAACGTGCGCTTTGACGTTAGTGATTTTCAACTGTTGACGCACTTTTGAATTGTTGAATGTCTTGATGCGTTCAATCAAGTCTTCGTCTGTATTGATATAGTTTAGAGTAGCGGCATCTAGTTTTTGGAATATCTTTCCGGCTTCAGATAGAATCGATGTCACTTCGTCATTTTCTACTTGAGTCAATGTCGCTTTACCTGAAACATCGTGATAGACTGCACTTGTCATCCAAACGTTTGGACTTTGAGTAAGTGTGCTTAGAATGTCTTTGCCAAAGACTGCTGACATTGTTTCGAAAGAATCACCTTCGTAGATTGTGTGCCAGACAATACCAATCTTTGCTTTTTGTATTTGTTTAGCAAGTTCTGTTCCTGTTGGTACTGCATAGACTAAAGTGTTTGGATGAAACGTGACATATGATTCACCATCGATTGTCTCTGTCTTCAAATCGGATTGTGTGAATAGCAAGTCGCCCTGAATGACGCCTTTGATACCAATCTTAGGCAACCACATCAAACACGCTTTGAGTTTGTCTGCTAAGTCACCAGAAGTGTCTGCATCGATATCTGCTGGAGTTTTGTATACTTTGGGATTTTTATTGAAGACACCCTTCTTCGCAACAAAGAATTTGCCGTCTGTTGGGTCTTGTCCTGCAAAGACTGCTGGCGCACCATCCCACTTGACTGAAATGTCAACTTTGCTTTTGGAATGTCCAGCAAGCATGTCACGCACCGCTCTGAGTGCGTTTATGCTGTCTCTTGTTCCTTCAACACCACCATTTAGAACATCGTCTTCCGCATGTTCCATGTGAGTGTTTTTTTTCTCTATAAGGTATTCTTTAAATTTAAGCATGATAGGTCTGTCGTTGCAATAGACCTATTTATAATTATCTTCGCATTGACGCTTGGTCCTTTGCATCATCGCTAGAGAAAATAGGAACTGCATTGCTTTTGTGTAGCGTACCAATACCGATCATCTTGTCGCCAGTGTAAACTTTGCCATGAATTGGTTTAGTGCAACTGTCGCCAACTGTCGCTAAACTGGGATGACGTACAGTTTCACGTACATATGCTTTCGGAGGCTGATATGCTTCTACTGTTTTGGCAGGTTTTTTGAAGCCTTTAGAGAATGAAGTTGTCGGTAAGGAATCTTGCCACTTCTGATATTCCGCCATTTTCTTTGCGGGAACTTTTTTCTTCTTCGATTTTTGATATGTGTATATTAGCATTTTCAGTCAATTCATCAACAAAATCCAACAATAATTTATGCGTTCGTTCTTCGTGCCAGTGTTTTGATATGTACTGTCTAGGTTTCTCATACCAATACTTTTGACTCTCAGGATGACAACCAATCACACCTATACGGTTCTGAATGATTGCCATAGCGTCACCATTCGCATAAGTAGAGACTATTTTAGCACGTTCTAGATTGCCTGTCAATGCACATCCATCGTAGAAGAACATTGTCTCAGGATTGCCATTCCAAGTAACATTGGCAACTGTAGAATAAGACCTACGAATGTCTGCCGTATTTTGTTTAATATACTGAACAGGTTCAATATCATCTAGTATATCGAAATAGTGACTACCAGCCCAATATGCACCCATACATATTCCGAGATAATATCCTTTAGACTCAACAAAATCTGCTATCATATTAGCACGTTTACGTCTAAAGAATTTATCATAAGAATCTGCATCTCCGATACCTCCAGGAAATGCAATTATATCTGTATTATTTAAAACTGTCAGTAAATCACTATCTGTATTGAATAGATTAATTTTGTAATTTGGCGATAGTGCTTTAATCATCCCATCACAACAATCTGTTGAACATTCGGGATGATTAACAAACAATGATATTGTTTTCACACACTATGCCATTCTATCTACATTCTGTCCAGGACGATTCATTCTACGATTCATTTCAATACGTGCTTGCTCTGATACTTCACGCATTTGTTTAATCCTACGTTCTTCTAATCGCAAATCTTCTTGTCTACGTTCTATATGTCGAACTTGCATTTGTTCGTATATTTTATTATTATATTCTGTGATTGAATTTACTCTCATTTTAACACCAAGAATGCTAACATAATGCTTTGCAAGAAAAATCCGATACCATTTGAAAGCATGTATAGTTTATCTTTCATAATCGCAGAACGAACAAAGAATAGCAATAATCCGCTCCAAATTAGAACGACCATGCTTAATGGTGGAAGTATAGTGGGTTCGCCTTTAATTGCCAAGTATGTTGCTGGTACTGTAGAACCATGAATTAGAATCAATCCGATCCAGCCGCAAATTTCACCAAAAGATTTCACAACCCAATTATACCATTCTGCAAGTTTAATCATATCACGTTTTTCTTTCAAGTAGTTTAAAGGAACGTTTAAATTTTTAAGATCCATTTTAGTCTTTCATAAAATTATATTTTATCACTTTTATGGCATCCCGTCAAGGGATATTTAGGGAAAGGAATATTTCACAATGTGAAATTAAACCTTTAGATTGCCAAAATCTCGGTTTTTCTGCATTCTTTTGCCGAAACTAGACTTATCAAATGCAGGTTTATCCTCTTCAATCTGCCCACTATCGGAAATGTTAGTCTGCGCTGACTCTTCTGCATCATACAGTTTCATTTTCGCTCTGTCAACACCAATCACAAAACGCTTGTTTGTTGTTGGGTCGCTGTATCGATTCTTTAACTGCTTGACCATAATCTGATTCAACTCTGCAAGTTCTTCGGTTGAAATCAAAGCAAACATCAAGTCTGCTGTTGCAGGCAAACCAAACGATTCTGAAGTATCTTCAAGTCCAACGTCTGAGTTTGTGTAACCACTTCTTGTTGTTTGAGTAGCTGATACGACAGGCACTTTATGTTCAACTGCAAGCCCACGCAACTCTTCTGCAATTGCTTTAATGTATGTGTAAGAATTAATAGAAGAACCCATCTTCATACGTGCGGAAGAACAAATGTTTAGATAGTCAATGTAAATGATATCAGGAATAAATTGACGTTTCAATTTCAACTCATTCAACAAATGCGAGAAGTGATTTACGTTTGCACTAGCGGTTGGATATTCTTTGATGATTAATTTACCCTTAGTCTTCTCACGTAAAGATTCAACTTTGCGTAGATAAGTTTCTTTAGGCATACCAACCAATCGATCCAATTCAACGTTCATCAAGTTTGCATCGATACGTTCTGCAATACGTTCTTCAGCCATTTCCATTGTGATGTACAAAACATTCTTACCCATCGTTAGATTGGCTGCCGCACAATGACACATGAACAATGACTTACCAACACCAGTACCAGCAAGAACAATGTTCAAAGATTTTTCTGCAAGCCCACCTTTAGTGATTCTATTCAGATAGTCTAGGTCGAATGGGATTCGCTTTTCAACTTTATGATAGAAGTCATATCGTGTTTCTGCGTCATCAATAAAATCGTGACCAATGTGATTATCAAAAGAAACCGAAAGTGCATCTGCTAAGATTTTAGGGATTGAACCTTTATCAAGTTTTTCAGTTTTGTTTTTATCATCCAGAATTTGAATACTCTGCATGATGCCATTGTAGATTGCTTTCTCTTGACAGAAATCTTCTGTCGCATCAATCAACCATTTAGTGTCTGATACTTCAGGATCGATTGTAATCTGTTTGACTAACGCAATAGTTTTCTTGTGCTGGTCATCTGTTAGATTAATTTTCTTGTCAATCTCAATAACCAACGCCTCTTGCGTTGGCATTGAGTTGTACTTATTCACATAACTCTGAATCTCAGTAAACAATAGTTTTTCTGAAGACTCTTGAAAATACTCGCCCCTAATGAATGGTAGTGTCTTACGTGTATACTCTTCATCCAATATCAGGTGTTTCAGTATTTTTTGTTCCAAGTTCATTCTTATACCTTTTTTCTGCTTCTTCTAATGAGTGTTTTAGAAGATCATTTAAAATTTCACCGAGGTGCGTTTCAAAGTTTTTATTACCATGTAACGCCTTGTGTTCTTCATCTATTATATCATAGTTGAAGCCGATTGAATACGTTCCATCAGGATTTTCTTCTTCGGAGAAATTAATCTCACCAAAATTAAATTCCACATCTTTATACATGCCAGAATTAATTTTGATGGATGCTACAGTATCTTTGTCTTTGTATTTGATATCACGGGTTGTGATTTCATAGTCTTCATTAATCTTCATTGGCTAACTCCAATTCTTCTACCTCATCAACAATACCGCTATCGTTTTCTTGTCCATACAAGAATTCTTTTTTACATGCTTCGTCAATCAATGCTAAGATATCAGGTGTGAAATATTTCTCTGGCTCTTCGTTGATGTTCTTACCAAATACTTTAGTGCCATTGGCAAGTTCATATCGTGTAGAAACTTTCTTAATGATACCATGCTTCTCTGCAATGTCAAGCAATCCATAGTAACGGTCCAAGCCTTTACTGTATGTAATCTTCACTTCAATTTGAGAGTTCTCTTTAGTCAAACGTGACTTCTGTAACTTGCAACGAACGATGTTACCGACAACTTCAGTACCATCTTTGTCTTTACGCTTAGACAAGTAAACGATTGTGGATGCTGTGTACTTCAAACCAGAGCCACCAGACATTTCTTTAGTTGGGATGTATGCACCAACAACGTCATAAACGTGATTCGTTACAAGCAAAGGTACACCAATCTTAGCAAGTTTTAAATTCAATACACGAAATGTTGCTTTGAGAATTGCAGACTTGGTCATGTCTTTAGTCTCTTTGCCTTCAGCAGTATCTTCCATTTCTTTAGTTGAAGATAACTGACCAAGAGAATCAAGAACCATAATCATTGGTTTACGTTTTGCTTCTGGTTGTGCTTGATACTTCTCAATGATTTGCAATGCAGTATGACGAAACTTTTGAATTGTATCTGGTTCGGAGATTACGACACGCTTAGTGTCAACGCCACGGGATTCCATCATCTGTTTTGTAACTGCGGCTTCAGTATCAAAATAGATAACACCACCTTCAGGATTTGCATCAAGGAATTGTTTAACAATGCCAAGTACAAAAAATGTTTTACCTGTTGACGATTCACCAGCGAATGCAGTCACTTTGTTATTAGGAACACCGCCATAAATGCTACCCGATAGAACAGCATTCAATGCATATGAACCAGTATCAATGCATCCACTATACTCAGCAGATGCACCACCTTCAGATAAAATTTTAGTGTCTTCGTCTTTTAACTGATCCACCAAGTCTGTAAAAAAATTACTCATTGTGTTTTTCCTTCATGATACGTGTTTAATAAAATATTATAACTCAATTCCGTCCTCAATGCAATACTGTTTACCGGTAAAATCTTTATTTTCGTATTCTTCGCCAAGAAATTTCATATTAAATCTTTCTCCGATATAACAAAATTAATAACAAATCTTCTATCGGCAATTTTGGGAGAAGAACTTGCATGATATCGATTCGAATCAAATAATATTGCAGTACCTTTTTTAGGTGTTATTCTACGATTCAATATCATTGTATTTGAAGGAATTGCTTTACCGTCTTCATACGTATAGTGTGTACCACCAAAGTTTTTATTAAAGACTGGATCAATAAATTCGTCAAATAAAAAAGTATCCCCATCACTATCATTAATATAATATAATATTGTTTTGCATCCATCAGTATGAACATCAACATGTGGAATGTGACAAGAATTGTCATCCATATTTAAATTGGTGGGAAACAATAAATTTGTTTTCACTTTCATCAAACGTTTTCTGTAATCATTTCCCGTGTGTTTTTTTATATGATATAACATAGAAGCTATGATATTAGTATATTTCGATACTGGATGACCACCATAAAAAAATATGTGACTAAGTTGCCATGTATCGTATATACCAATTTTATTCTCATAATCATATAGACCTTTACGTAATGTTCCTGAGTAAAGTCTCCATTCAAAAATATCGCTGTTCACTAAGGTTTCAATTTCGTCTTGCAGTTCTTTTGGAATAAAATTTTCAATAATTTGTATATCACTCATAAATTTTCTCACATAGAATCTTGATCTCTATGATACATTTCTCTTGCACTAAGGACTTCATTTTTATCCATTGGTACGGGACCAACAGTAGTTACGGATGGAATATTAATTTCATATCCACCCGACTTTTCTCGTTTTTCTCTTTCAATTTCTCTCAAAGAAAAATTGCCTGCAATGACAAGTAAAACTGCCATCGGATCAAACACAAGAACCAAAAGAATAATAACGAATCGTACAGACTTATCTAGTATGTTAGAATCAACATCATCATAGAGTAAAGCCGCAATGTATTTTATCGGACCAACCTCCGCCTCCACTTTACGAATTTGGGCGGCGATAGGAGCCCTTTCTTCATTAAGAGTCGAAACCCGCTTGTTATATGTTTCGATTTCTTTAAGTAAGCGACCACGTTCTGTCTGTTGGGCTTTGCGAAGTTTTGCTGCCGATTCGGCACCCTTTTCATCTTTTGAGCGAACCATAACTTGGTCCACCGATTCATCCATTTGTTTGAGAGTTTTGCGATTAACATCTATATTATCCTTTTCAACTTTAATCTTCTCATCGATAAGCGCAATCTGTGCTTGCACATCTCCACTAACTAAATTTTGGTCGTTGTGTGCTTTGGAAAGATAACCGAAAATTCCTAATGATGTAATAAACATTAGAATTATAACTGCTATTGTGAAATAGTACTTTAAGAATCGTGGTGCAATTTTCCAATTCTTATACGCCCAAGATGCGGCAATGAGTTTAGAAAACTCAAGCGCACCACCCATGATTGCAATTGGAATTGGACTAGCCGCAAAGATAGCCATTAGACCAATCACAGAATAATATGCGGCAATAGCAGATAAAGATATTGCACTCAATAATGTAATTAAAGCAAATAGCATAATTATCCTCTAGTCAACGACAATACTTTATCTATCTGCTCTTGAATTTTTGATGTGCGATTAGGCCAGTAGATATATTCTTTCTCTGGATTCTTCATCAAGTTAACAAGCAAAGGCATAATGAGTTGTTCTAATTCTTTTAAATTAATTTTAACTTCTGCAATCATGTTTTGGCGCTCTGCGTCAAGACCAAGTTTACCTTGATTATATAACGATAGCATTGCATCTAGTTTTTCTTCTACACGCTGTAGAGATTCGGAAGATTGTGTTACTGTTTGTTTAACAGCAATTGTATCTTCTAATGTAGTTGGGTCTGTTAGTCTAGTTAACGTTGATTCGTCAACTGCACTAAATCCAAAATCATCTTCTTTTCTAAACGCTAGATATTCTGATGGTATTTTTGTACTCATGTGAAAAAGTTCTCCAATGAAGAAACACGTTCGGTTCTCCAACCAATTGTGTTTACAATTGTTTTTAGTGGATCAAGATATGCTTTATCAAACTGTGTGTCATAGTCGATATATTTTTCTACACCAAACTCTTTTGGTAGTACAGTCAGAATAGAAAACACATTTTCTTGAACGGGATTCGGAACTTTCATATAACAAAATTTTGTCTTATCGCCATCCTGAATAAGCTGATACTTCTTAGTCAGTTTGTACTTCTTTAAAAACGCATTAAACATTATCGCACCACGCACATGCATAGGTGTGCCTTTTGAATATAGTTCCGTACTGCCCATATATTTAGATAGGTCACTAACTCCACGTGGGAATGCAATGTCTTCAAATGGAAGAGTTTTGAATTCTTGTTTGAATGCTTCTACGAATGATTGAAAGTCTTGTTCGTTGCCATTCATCACAATCTTCAATGACTCTTTAATCTTCTCTCTGCACGACATTGGTGTGGAAGACTTAACGGCTTCGATACCCATCATCTTCAACTTTGGTTCTGCAAATCGAACACCTTCAGAATCATACACGTTTAGAATGTAACGCTTCTTTGCAGTCCAGATACCTTTGTTGGCAATCACTTCACGTTTCATCTGCATCTTCTGTTCAAATGCATTCATGTAGTCTGCTAGTTCTTGATATGCTTTATCGATGAATGGTTCGAATTTTTCGATACATGCTTTGTTGACGAAATCAACAATCGTTTCAACTTTCGTTTCACTCTTTTGTCCGTAGACCATATGTACCAACGGACCAAGATTGACGTATACAGAATCTGTATCCGATGCAATAACATAATCGACCTCTTTAGTTTTCAATAATTTGTTTAGGTAACCATTCAACTTCATTTCAATCCAGCGAATGGATAACTGACCAGACAGAGTAATTGCCTCTGCTTGTCTAATGTCAAAGAACCTAAAATATTGATTACCAAGTGCGCCATAGGCGGAGTTCAACTGTACTTTTTTTGCCAACTGCAAGTTCTTGTACTTTGAAATCTGATTTGTTATTTCACGTTTACGTTCTTTATCGGTTTCTTTTTCGTAAGCCTTTTGTGCCTCAATCATTTTCTTTTTGTACAATGAACGATCATCATACATGCGTTGCATCATAGCAGGCAAGAAGCCTTGCTTGTCACGCTTGAAATAATGTCCATTGGCTGCCATGCAATATTCTCCTTGCGCTTGATATTCACCGTTCAGCAAATTATCAATAGAGATACTAGTGTGGCGACCTTCAACAATTGTTTCAGGTGAAACATTGTATTGCATAATCAAGTGTGGATACAATGAGTTCAAGTCAAATGATACAACCCATTCGTGCATACCAACGATTGGGTCTTTCACATAAGCGCCAGCATACTGTTCGTCTTTTGGTGTACGAACATTCTGTGGCACAACAATATTCTGTTCAATCAATTCATTATGAATCAAAGTATCCCACATGCGTACTTGCGTGAACACATCGGTGTAATTAACTTTGGCGTCATATGCAAGCGCAAGTGCCATGTCAATCAATTGCATCTTAGCATCAATGCGATCTACAAGTTCAACGTCATGGAT